AGCATCTGCCGAGGGTCGTTTAATGAATGCCGAGGAATTGGCACAATGGGACGCTGCCGATGCTAACTTTAAAAATTATACGGAACAAATTTCACGCCTAGAAAGATGGAATGAAATTGATGCCGAAGAAAGAAGTAATTCTGCAGCAGAGCAAACTATTGCAGCTTTGCCAACTGATAAAAGAGAGATTGTAAAGTCTCCAGAATATCAGGCAGCGTTTATTAAAGCCATTGCCAAAAGAGAACTATCTAGCAAAGATAGAGCCTTGTTAACGGAAATGAGAGGGACGGCAACTATCACTACTTCCGAAAGTGGTTTGGCAGGTGGATTTGTTATTCCTTACCAATTCTCAAATGAGCTAGAAAAAACTATGGCTTATTATGGCCCAATGTTACAGGTAGCTCGTATTATTTCCACTCCGCAGGCAGGTACTTTATATTACCCTAAAGTAAATGATACTGGCACAACTGGTTCATGGCACACTGAAGGTGGTGCGGTTACGGTACAGGATATGACGTTCACTCGTGAAACATTTGCTGCACACGTGATTAATACATTGGTAAAAGTATCTGTTGAATGGGCAAACGATGAGTTTGGTCTATTAAACACAGAATTACCAATTATGTTAGGTGAGCGTTTAGGTAGAGGTTTGAATACTGCATTTACTACCGGTGATGGTTCTGGTAAGCCTACGGGTTTTGCTGCGAACACTACGCAGGGTGCCGTTTCTGCATCTCAAACGGCTTTCACTGCATCCAACTTAGTTGACCTTATTCACTCTGTAGATGTTGCTTATAGGAATGCTCCATCGGCTGCGTTTATGATGAATGACACTATTTTAAGTGCGGTAAGAAAACTAAACTTAGATAATAGTAACACAACCTTATTTCAACCATCATTAAGAGATGGCATTCCTGATAGATTATTGGGTTACAATTTCTTCATAAATAACGATCTTCCATCTACGCAGGCAACTGCTGCGAAGATTGTTTATTTTGGTGATTGGTCAAAATATATTATTCGTCAAGTTTCAAACAATGTCTTAGTGCCATTGCGTGAACGTTTTATGGATGAAATGGAGTTAGGTTTCTTGTTGTACGCAAGATACGACGGTAAACTTTTACAGGCGGCTGCTATTAAGCACTTAGCTAATAAGTTGACCTAATAAATAAAAATGGAGTGAGTAGCAATACTCACTCCTATTTAAAAATTTGAACATGGCTTGGAAAGTAACAACGCAACCTGCAAACGAAATCTTTACACTACAAGAAGTAAAGGATTATTTAAAAGTTGATGACACAACGGAAGATACTCTTATCACTACTTTGTTGCAAAGTGCAAGGCAGGCAGCGGAACGTTATTTGAATCAGGCGTTAATAACTCAAACAATCACAGAGAAATTAGATAGGCTTCAATTAAGTACTATTTACTTATCTGTATCTCCGGTAATATCTGTTACTTCTTTTCAATATGCAGATAGCCAAAATAGTACACAAACATTTAATAGTTCAAACTACATTGTAGATACGTTTGAAAAACCTGCAAGGCTTTCATTAGCCTACGGTAAAACATGGCCTACATTGTACGGTAATATAAATGATGTTACCATTACCTATACGGCTGGATATGGTTCTGATGCTTCATCAGTGCCAGGGCAAATAAAGCAAGCTATTTTATTAATGATTACAGATGCGTATGATAATAGGCAAGATTATGTCAAGAAATTACCTACGGCATCAGAATATTTATTAGACCAATATCGTGTTCAAGTATTATAAATGAAGTATAACAAGAACGAAGTTACGGGCAAAATGAGGGATAGAATAATCCTTCAAAATGTTAACCGGTCACGGAGTTTAACAGGTTTTGCTTCTGAAAGTTGGGCAGATGTTGCGACTATTTGGGCATTTGCAGAAAGCAAGTTGCCAGGATCAAACGAGACAATTATAGAAGGTAAAAATACTGCAAAGAATATTTGTGATTTTACCATACGTTATAATTCATCCATCACCGAGGAATCTCGCGTAGTTTGGGGTGATAAGTTATATCAAGTTAAGAATTTAAAGGTTAGTCACGATAGAAGGTTCATCTCCTTCCAGGGCATCTTCTATGATTCGTACATCCTTACCGGTGTAAATGTCGCTGCCTCTGTTACGGGCATTGCTACGACATCTGCTAACCTTAAACTAATAATGTCTGTCATTGGTCAGGCAAATGCCATTGCCTCTGCCATCGGTGAAATTACCACAGCACAGCAAGGACTTGTCGAAGTGGCTTCCTCTGTTGTAGTTAATGGCACATCTACGGCAGATATTACAAAGGTTATATTTATTGATAGTAGCATAGCAGCAAGTGCTAATGTTAGCGCAGCAGCTACTATTGTACAATTTGTAGAATCAAGCGTACAAGCTGCGGCTACAAGTACAGCAGATGTTCAACTTACTAAAATAGTTGAATCAAGTGTAACTGCTGATGCTACGGCTACAAGTGCTATTGATGTTATATCACAAGGTCTTGTAACATTTGAGGCAAGTGTTACAGCAACGGGCACAGTTACGGCAGATATACTTAGAATAGCTACTTTAGAAAGTAGTGCTTCTACAACTGCCGACACATCTGCCATTGCTTCATTGACCAAGGTGCTTGAGGCAAGTGCAACGGCAACGGCTCAAACATCTTCCGATGCACAAATTACCATACCAGTCAATGCTGATGCAACAGCAACGGCAAACACATCGGCAGATGCTCAACTGTCATACACGGTTAACGCAATGGCAACGGCTACGGCTGAAACAAGTGCAGATGCCTTTATCACAAGGATAATAAGCGCAGATGCAAACGCAACGGCAAATAGTAGCGCGGAGGCTGGCATCGGTGTAACCTTTGTCGCAGCTGCGGTGGCAACGGCAACAAGTAGCGTGGCAATATTGTCAAGAACGGCAACGATGGAAGCAAGTGTTACGGGTCAGGCAACCATTACAAGCGCAACGGTTACAACTGTTGACAATGTTGCGGCAAGTGTAAGCGCATCGGCAACGGTGACAAATGCAACATTGACAAGTGCAGCGGCTACCTTATCAGTTGATTACCTTGTAGTTGCTGGTGGTGGTGGTGGTGGTGCTGGTAATGGTGGAGGAGGTGGTGGTGCTGGTGGATTTAAAACTGCAAGTGTAACTTTAAATAAAGGAACTACTTATACAATAACTGTTGGAGGTGGTGGTAATGGTCAAGTTATTGGAGGTGCAGCAAGCACAAACGGTAATAATTCTGTTTTATCAGGAACAGGTTTAAGTACAATTACATCTAATGGTGGTGGTGCTGGTAAATACTTTAATGATGGTGTTTCTGGTGGTTCTGGTGGTGGCGGTGGTAGTTCAACAAAAACAGGAGGAACAGGAATATCAGGTCAAGGAAATGATGGCGGAAATGGAGGTGGAACATTTGCTACAGGCGGTGGTGGTGGTGGTGCTAATGCCATAGGTTCTAATGCTACGTCAAATGGAGGTGGTAATGGTGGTGATGGCTTAGATTCTTCTATAACAGGATCTACTGTAACCTATGCTGGTGGTGGTGGTGGTGGTAGTGATATAAGAAATACTTCTCCAACTGCTGGAAATGGTGGTTCTGGCGGTGGTGGTAATGGGTCTGTTTTAGGTAATGGCGCAAATGGAGCAACTAATAAAGGCGGTGGCGGTGGAGGTGGAGGTTATGATGATGTGGCTCAAGGAACAGGTGGAGCGGGAGGTTCTGGTGTTGTAATTATTCGTTCATTAACTGATATTACTAATTCAGCGGATTATTCTGGTGGAACAAGGTCAACAAGTGACAACTATTTTATATTTACCTTTACTGGTAATGGCTCAATAAAATTTAGTTAATATGGCACATTTTGCAAAACTTGATGAAAATAATTATGTCATTGAAGTTAATGCTTTATCAAACCATGTCATTACTATTAATGGAGTTGAAAGCGAACAACTTGGTATTGACTTTTTAACAAATTTGCACGGTTATAATTTATGGAAACAAACATCTTATAATGGCAACTTTCGCAAAAACTATGCTGGCATTGGGTATTATTACGATAGCATTAGAGACGCATTTATTCCTCCAAAGCCTTTCCCCTCGTGGACATTGAACGAGGAGTCATGCCTATGGGATAGCCCTGTACCTTATCCCAATGATGGCAAAATGTACACATGGAATGAAGATATTTTAAATTGGCAAGAAATAAATTTTTAACGTTAAAAACTATAAATCATGGCAGCTTTTTCAAATTACATGGAGGATGCAATTACAGCCTGGATAAATGGAACAACCTTTCCAAGTGCTCCGACAAATACTTATGTTCAGTTGTATAGTCAAGACCCAACCGATGCAGGTTCCGCTACGGGTGCATTGTACACTCGTGTAACCTACGCAGCGAGTGGATGGACAAGGGGCACAGGTGGAGCAGGAACATTGTCTAACACAAATGCAATAACCATGCAATCAAGCGCAGGAAGTGCGGCAACGGCTTCGCATTTTGCGGTATTTGATGCAGCTACAAGTGGCAACCTTTTATTTTATGGTGCTTTATCAGCATCTAAAAGCATTGCAATAGGTGATGAAGTAAAGTTTAACGCTTTGCAGCTTACATTAACAGTAGCCTAAAAACATTCCTGCCCTGAAATATGGGCAGGATAAAATAATACAATGGGATATTTATCAGCTAAACAAATTAATCACCTTAAAGACCTGCAAAAATCTAATTATGCAGGTAGGCGAAGCTTTCAAGGCATGAGCCTAAGAATAGTAGGTTTAGCAGATGCTGTTATCGAATTTGCAGAGTTAATGGAACAATGCACAGTAACTGAAAGAAGTAGGGTTATTGATTCAGCCACTCCCATTGCATTAGAGGTTTATAAGTCTTTAGTTCCTGTAAGTAGCAAGGCGCACCGTATTTCAACTAGTCCTTTCAAAAATAAAAAGATGCAAGGGTGGGAAGAGAACGACCGCGCTTCAATGTGGGTACAACCAGGGAATTTAAAAAAGTCTATTATTGACTTATCTAAAAATCTTGTTTCGTACAAAAGAGCTGTTGGTGCTATTGGTCCATTGTACAAAAGAAATACAATGAATAGAGGCGTTAATAGTAGTGAAGGAACGAATGGATTTTACGCTCACATGGTATTCGGAAGTACGCGAGCATGGTACAATAAGATTGTAGTGAAGGCAAGAAATTTGAGTAGGGAGAAAGTAATTAAAACCATGCGAGATGAATGTATTTTCATCATGCAGGAAAGACCTAAAAAATTCTGGCAAGTATCATGATAGGTAAACTAATATATAATAGATTATCCACTGATGGTGAAATATTGGCTTATGTTGGAAGTAAGATTTACCCTGACATTGTGCCACAGAATGTACAATATCCATTTGTGGTATATACTATTGTAAATAGCCTACCTGTTGATTTTAAAGATGGGCAAAGTAATTTAGAGGAAATAACGTTACAAGTAGATGTTTACACGCAAAACTATGACGATACACAGCAATTATCTAACCTTATTAGAAATAGATTAGACAGATTTGTTGGCATTGTTGAAGGTGTTGAGGTGCAAAGTATAAAATATATGTCAGCTACATCGCAAGTTTTTAACGCTGAATTATCCGTATATTGGATGAGTATTGATTTTATGGTAAAAATGAAAAGATGAAATTAAGACTTTTAAAAGAATGGAATGGAAAAGAGCCAGGTAAAGTGGGCGTTTTTCTATCTGAATATGGGGAACAAATGATAAAGGATGGAATTGCAGAACTACTTGACGAAGATTTTGTCGTTGAAGAAATGCCACAAAAGGAGCAAGTTCAGCAAGACCCAATCTACATTCCTATTCCAGTGCCTAACTCATATTTTAGTGACGAGGCAGATGAAGAAAAAATTACTAAACAAAAAAATAAATAAACATGGCAACTACTGGCATTATTAATGGTACGTTGATGCGCCTATACAAAGATTCAACTGCGATAGGTTACGCAACTTCCTGCCAAATGAATATTTCATCTGCTATGCGTGAAATTCTTACTAAGGATAGCGCATCGGGTGGATGGAGAGAAGTAAAGAAAGGGCAGCTTTCGGGAACACTTTCTACAGAGGCGTTATATGCGGGCCCGGGAGATGCTTCTACTAATTATTTGTTCGATGACTTATTCAGCGATTTAATTGCAGGTACAGCATTGACCATTAAATTTACTACCGACGTTGTAGGTGATAACGTTTACACAATGAGTGCCATTTGTACATCATTAGACCTAAACGCAGGTGTAGAGGAAAATGTTAGCTATTCAGCATCATTTGAAGTTACGGGCGCAATCGTAAAGACAACTAAAGCATAATTTTAAATCCTAACACATGAAAACAATAACAATAGCCAACACATCCATACCGATTAAATTTGGTATGTATGTGTTAGGTACATTTCTAAGGGAGAGGAAGCTAAAACTTAGTGACCTTTCCCTTTTAGGAGAAGATCTCCTTTTAGCTCTTGAACTTGCCTTTACCGGTGTTGAACATGGTTATAAAGCTAAAGGCGATAAATGCCCTTACACTTTACAATCATTCTGTGATTTGGTAGATACAGACATGGGAGGTATAACTCGCATTATGGAGATGATTTCAAATGAGATTTCACCTCCAGAAGATGAGAGCCAAAAAAACGTAGTGGCGAAGGCGGAGAGCTCACACTTGAATACATCGAACGCTTTTGTTTCGGAGTTTTAAGATTTCCTCCTTCGCAATATTACGAAATGAGTTTCAAAGAAGTTGTTATAGCTATGCAAGGTTATAACAACCAATTTGAACAACAGGAACAAACACAGTGGGAACGAATTAGATGGCAAACAACGCTTTTACTAAATGTTCATACGGCAAAAGGAAAAAGTTTAAAGCCTAAAGATTTGATAGAATTCCCCTGGGAGAATCCTACAAAAAAAGAAACTAAAAGAAATTTGACAAATAATGACAAAACAATATTTGACAAATGGGATAAAGAACTATAAATGGCAATAGGTAAACTTAATTTAAAACTTGGTGTAGACGTTTCAAATCTTGACAAAGAACTTGGAAAGGTTGAGCGTAGTATGTCAAGGTTTGGCAGTAATATGCAGAACATTGGTTCTACGTTAACCCAATCGTTAACTTTACCTATTATTGCTTTAGGTGCTGCCTCTTTAAAATCCTTTGCCGACATTGAAAAGCTACAAAATGGATTAATAGCCATTATGGGAAGTAGCGAGGAGGCAGGGATAGAAATGGAAAAACTCCGTAAAGTGGCAGAGAATCCGGGTCTTGCCCTTCCCGAAGTTGTTAAGGCATCCGCATCTTTACAAAGTGTAGGAATGAATGCCGACGCAGCAAGGGAAACTATAACACAGTTTGGAAATGCCGTAGCAAGGGCAGGCGGTGGCGCAGAACAATTTGATGGCGTAGTATTAGCACTCTCACAGATAAGCGCGGTTGGTAAAGTTACGCAGGAAGATTTAAATCAAATCAAAGAAAGGCTTCCAGAGTTTGCGAGGGTGATGAAAGAAGAATTTGGCGTAGTAACGGCTGAAGGAATTAGAGAACTGGGAATAAGTAGCGAAGAATTTATTAAAAGGTCTGTAGGTGCATTAGGCAATTTGGAAAGGGCAAACGGTGGTTTAGCTAATACTTTTGATAATTTACAGGATAATGTTAGTGCATCATTAGCAGAACTCGGTAAAGCAATAAACGAAACATTAAATTTAGAAGCAGTTGTAGCTACATTTAGCGCAGGATTGCAAAGATTAGTAGATGATTTTAAATCACTTAATCCGGAAACACAGGGTTTTATTGTAAAGGCAGGTTTATTAGTCGCAGCATTAGGCCCCGCAATATTTATAGTAGGAAAATTGATTACTACTTTTAGTGCATTAATAGGTACTACTCGTTTAATTATGACTACGGTAAAAAACCTATCGACAGTTATATCCGGTGCTTTTGCAAAAATACTTGCTAATCCTGCTATACTTGGTGTTACTTTAGCTATTGCTGCGGTAGGTGCTATTGCCTTGTACGTTTATGATAACTGGCAGGCATTTAGTGATAGATTTAAAAATATTTGGATAAATATAAAGAACTCTGTAATGCAAGGGGTTACTTTTGTTTTAGGTAAATTAGATAGTTTACAAAAAGCATTAGGATTAGATTTGTTTGATTTGTCAGGCATGACAAAGTATCAAGAAGAACAAAGAATTGTAGCAGCGGAGTTTAAAACGATAGGCGAAACAGTTGATAGTCTTAAAGGCAAGTTTAAAAGCCTATTTATGGCTACACCGGGCAAAGGTACGACAGGAGGTGGAATAAAGGGGACAGGTGAATTAGTGTTTGGCGATGGTGGCGCACCCACAGGAGGCGGAACGGGAGGAGGTAAAGGTGTTGAAGCGGCTTTAAACACTCCAATAGATACAGTAAACTTACTGCCTACCTTAGATTTACTTCCAGATAAATTAGAAAGTATATCAGCCGCAAACGAAAGATTAAAACAAACAAATGAAGATGTAGCTAAATCATTTAATAATATTACACCTACGGCAAAAAGTGCTTATGATATGTTAGGTGATGGTCAAAAAATAATTGCTAATAGTATATTAAGTTTTGGCGAATTAGCAGCAAGTGGATTTGAAAGCATGAAAGAACTCGCTGCGGCTGTAAGAAAAAGCATTGCTGATATAATTGCTAATTTTATTAGAATGTATGTAGCAAAAGCATTAGCATCCGTACCATTGTCACCTTTTATGGTGGCTATTGCGCCTGCTATTGCTGCTGCTGCTGGAGGTGTAGCAAGGTCATTAATAATGAAGATTGGCGCACCTAAGTTAGCTGAAGGAGGTTTAGCATACGGTCCAACAATGGCAACGGTTGGTGATAACAGAAATGCCAGAGTTGACCCAGAAGTAATTGCACCTTTATCTAAACTTAAATCAATGATGGGTGATATGGGTGTAGGTGGGAGCCTTGAAACAAGGATAAGCGGAAATGATTTGATTATATTGTTAAACAGATCTCAAAAAGGTCTTAGTAGAATACAATAATGGCTATAAGGTTTTCAACGACAGTATATAATGAAAAGAATAGAAAGATTACTGTATCTATTAAAGATAGTAGCTTTTCCGGTACTGTGAAAACATTTGACACATTATCATTAGGCATTCAGTATGACAGTGAAAGTCAACAAGGGCAGGAAAGATTTACTCCTATAATTGGTTCGCGTTGTTCACTATCTTTATTGATAAATAACGAAGATTTACAAACCTTACTTCTTGATATTGGATTGGCAGTTGAGGGAAGGTTTACAATGGAATTAACAGCCTACGAGGATGATAATACAACAGTATCATTTAAATGGTATGGCTATATAGTTACCGATTTAGTAGAATTTGAAGATGTCCCATTAGTTATAGGTTATCAGGCTCAAATATCTGCAATAGATGGATTAGGATGGTTAAAGACATTGGATTACAAGAGTGCGGTTGGACCTTATAATGGGCAGGACACAGTTGTACAACATATTTTAAACTGCCTTAATCAGCTGGATTTTGTACAGGAAAACTTAGTGGCAAATAGTTTGCCTGTATTACATACTATTTTTAATTGGCATGAGAATACAACTGTCTATAATGCAAATGATGATTATGCTTTTAATACAGTTATACAACATAGAGCATTTTATCATAGAGATACTAAAAACAATTATGTATATCAAAGTTGCTACGATGTTATAAAAAAGATTTGTCAAACGTTTGGATCGAGATTAATATTTAGTGGGAATCAATATTGGTTTATTCAAGTCAATGAATATTCAAGAACTCCAGCAACTAAAAGATACTTTAAATACAATGCTTTTGGTATTCAACAATCAGGTACATTTACCGCAGATTTAACGCTTTCTAATATTCAGAGTAATCTTCCAGGAAGCGACTTAATGAGATTAAGTGGAGGCAAATGGACTTATTATCCTGCTTTAAAAAACGTGGTAATACGTTATAATCATTTTGCTAAACAGAATTTATTGGCAGGCGTGGAATATAACTACGCAACAAATACTACTCCGGTAATTACTACAACTCCCACATTAGATGCCTCTAATCCGGATGCTCGATTAAGCTACACCGGAATACTTGGATTTTACGCGCAGGCTTTAAATCCTGCTAATTTTGAGCCTTATCAATTTGTTTTTGCAGTCAAAGTAGTATCAATAATTAATAGCTTTCCGTTGCAAGGTTTTGAATCTGCTAACTGGACATTAGGTAGCGGTTGGTTAATAGATAATAATATATTAAGCGGAGTTTTAATTACAACAGACGCATATTACACTACATTTTCAGTAGTAAATGGAAGAAAATATTATGTCAAAATAAAAGTTGATATTGATAATGATGGCGAATTATTATTAAGTTTAGGAGGAGTAACCAAAACAATTACAGAAAGTGGAGATTACGATTATGTTATTATTGCTACAAATACAGATACATTAAAATTCAATAGTGTATCATCTCCAAGGTTTACAGGAAAAATAAAGTCTTTAGAAGTTAAGCAGGAAAATAAGTATTTAAAAAGACGTGTAAACTATACAAGTGGATTTAACTTTCAATTAGAAGCTGCAAGCTGGGAAAGTACGTTTAGCGAATTTGAATTTAATACTGAAACGATAAATAATGATGCTGCTTTTGTTGCGTACAAAACTATTACTTTTGATACGTTAGATATACCAGATACAGCCGAATATATTTGGGAGATGCGATTGAAAGAAATGCGAAATGAAGCTGGTACAAATATTATTTCCAACTTTGCCGTATCTTATTTACTTAGCAATAATTACCTTGAATTTCTTCCTACTGGTGCAGTATCCGGTCAAAGTGATATTCTTGAATACGGATCTGATAATGACGATAAATCTTCCACAGTCTTTAGCCTGGATACCTACCTTGGTGACGGCCCAAGTAAGACAACAGATGGAGGATTAAAAGTATTGGAATCTGGTACATACCAAAATAGTAGTAGTTGGGATGTAAGTAGCGGACAAGGCTTTAATAATGTGACACAGTTATTAGTTAATGAAGTTATAAGAGGACAACTTACACCAAAGCTACGCATGGTAGATATGCCATTCCAAAATCTTTCAGTTGACAATCCTTACCTTCCTCACAAGGTTATAGAATATTCATCCGGATATTACGTTTTTGAAAGAGGTAGTTTAGATTTAAAAACAGAAATTTGGCAAGGTGATTACTTTAAAATAGAATTAGATGCCTAACTATACAGAACGCACAGTATTATCTAAACCTCGTGACTTTAACCAAGTTGCAAACAATGCCGGAAGTGGTGGAGTGGTAAATAATAACGTGACCGAAACTATAAACAATGTAACAGTTACTGGCTCTGCTGTTGCAATATTCAATCAAGAATTTCTTGATACTACTTCCAATATTTTGACATGGACACAGAATAGCGGAAATTTACCTACAACTAATTTAAACGCCTCTATTCATGTATACCAGAATGGACAAAAATTAATAGATAGCCAATATGCTATCACACTACCTTCAACAATTACCATAGATTCAAACAGCCATTACGATGGAAGTAATTACATTGTATTTGCAATAAACATAAACTAATGGAAGAAATTAAGCCAAAAAAAGAAAGAAAGTTTTTAAAAGCTATGGGCGATGTTGCCATAACTTTGTTTCGTGAGCTGCTTCTTAACGTCGGGAAGAAGGTAATAAACAAATCAGGCAATAAAAGACAAGGCCTTGTTCTTGCATCTGTCATCCTTGCCTCTACCTTTGTCATTGCCCAATATCCAACGACAAACAATAAACAACGGCTTGGATTCCAGACTACGGCCGATGGGCTTGTATACCGTGGAAGATCTTCTGATACTGTCGCAATTAAATCAAGCGGCTTAAACAACGCTTATTTTATTCTTGATACGGTTAATAACATTCAATATAATTACATCAAGACAAAAGGCGGCTGGCAATTTAGCAACGGTGATACAATCATTATAAACAACAATTTTTCACAGCCAGTGGATTCCTTGTTTTTTAATGTAGGTGTACCGACAAACAATGTAGACACGGCTAAAATGCGATGGGATTCGGATTTGGCAACGGTGGTATTAGGCTTAAATGATAATGTGCCAAACGAACTTGGATTTAAAAACTTTTGGCTTGTTAAAAATCAAACAGGCTCAACGATTACAAAAGGAAGCCTTGTTTACGCTAATGGCACGGTGGGAGCAAGTGGCAGGATAACAGTGGCAAAGTTTATAGCAGATGGTTTAATAGATGCAAAGTATTTATTAGGAATAACTGCACATGATTTATCAAACGGTGAAGATGGGTATGTAATTTCATTTGGCAAAATAAGGCAGGTTAACACTGATACCTTTGCGGCTGGGGCAATCCTTTACCCATCACCAACGGTTGCAGGTGTTTGGACAGATGTCGAACCTGTTGCGCCTAACATTGATATGCCTATTGGATTTTGTATCAACTCCTCCTCAAATAATGGAACAATAGCCATACGCGTGGCATCGGGTTATAAATTAAATGAGCTGCACGACGTACAAATTACATCACCAGTTGACAAGGCTTCTTTGTATTATAAAAGTAGTGAAGGATTATGGAGAGATACAACCGGAACACTTTTAGTTAGTGACACAGCTTCGATGCTTACAAATTACTTGCGCACGGGCGTGGCAGCGTCGACGTATCAAACAAAACTAACAAATCCAATTACAGGAACAGGAACAATAAATTATTTACCAAAATTTACAAGTACTGGAAGTACTATTGGTTCAAGTGCTTTAATTAACAATGATAATTATTTATTTGTAAATCCAAATACTCAATCATCTTTTGGCTGGGATTATATGACAAATACATCAAATCCATTTATAGGTAGCAATGTTAAAAATGGTACTTCAGCTGAAAGATTGCAAAGACAATCAACTACAAGTTTATTTTATCCATCAGCTATTATATTTGGATATCAAAGAGTAAATAATTCATCAAGTGCAGTATCTTTTGGTGGTATAAATTTTATGACTACCGATAGCGATATAGTGGGTGATATAGATCCAATTACTTATTCAAGAATGTTTATACAACCTTCTGGTAATATTGGAATAGGAACAATGCAACCATCTTTTAAATTAGATATTCAAGGCACCCTCAACGCCACAGGTGCAACGACACTTAGTTCAACTTTAAGTGTAACAGGCGAAACGACTTTATCTAATCTTGCTGGCACTGGCTCTCGAATGGTTATAGCAGGCTCTTCCGGTTTACTTTCTACACAAGCTATTCCTACAGGTACAGTTACCTCTGTTGGTGGCACTGGTACAGTAAACGGCATTTCTTTAACAGGCACTGTAACATCATCTGGAAACCTTACACTTGGTGGAACATTGTCCGGTGTTTCCCTTTCTTCGCAGGTTACAGGAACTCTACCCATCGCCAATGGTGGTACAGGTGCAACAACGGCTGCCGCTGCAAGAACGGCTTTAGGCGCAACCGTAAGGGGTGCAAATACTTTTATATTACCAGATTTAGGTGCTATTTCATTTCTACGTTACAATCCGGATAACACGGTTAGCCAAAGAGGAGCGGATGGAATGAGAACAGATTTAGGAGGTACAACAATAGGGCAATCAATGTTTACTTTAGCTAATCCATCTGCTATAAGGTTTCCAAGATTTAATGCTGATAATACCGTTAGTGCCTTAGATGCTACTACATTTAGAACGGCTATTGGTGCAGGTACAGGAGATGGAAATGGAACGGTAACAAGTGTAACGGGAACGGCACCTATTTCAGTTGCAAACACTACAACTACACCATTAATAACAATAGCTAATGCTGGTATATCTACAACAGGAGTAGTAACTGCATCTACTCAAACTTTTGGCGGTGCTAAAACATTTAACGGAGCTTTAAATGCAAGTTCTGAATTAGCTGTTACAGGTATATCAAATTTAAATGGTGGCGCAACTATTGGTACAATGACTACAACATCAACTTTAACTCATATACTTGGTGTTAATTCAAGTAACGCTATTGGTGAAATAGCATTGGGAAGTGGATTAAATTTATCGGCTGGTGTTTTAAATTTAGGTGGATTTGTTTCCGCATTTTTAGACTTCCCTTCGACAAGCGCACAATCATCAAGTGATTTAACTGTAAGCTATACTGGTGCCCAAACATCACATCCTGTTATATTATCTGTTCCTGATGGTTCTGCTCCTTTAAATACAAATTACACTGCATGGGTATCATCCGCTGGTGTTGTTAAAGTAAGATTCAATAATTATAGTGCAAGTGCTGTAAATCCTGCATCTGGTACATTTACAATATTTGTTTTAAACTTGTAATATGAAAACAACAATTTACAACCTACTTCACATGGGTTACGAAAAAATAGCCTATGCGATTTGTTTTGGATGGGTGGCATCGTTTTTCATACCAATTAAAGGATTTCTTTTATTTACAATCGGAGTAACTTTTGCGGACATGATTACAGGAATCAGGGCTGCAAGAAAGGAAGGGCAAAAGATAAATAGTCGTGGGTTATATCGCACATCGGAAAAGATAGCGGTTTATTTTGTTGCTATCATGATATTCGAGGCTGCTAAAAATACTTTTAGTCTTCCAGTGCCAATAACATATATGGCAAGTTTTTTAATAGCCATGACAGAACTTTACAGTATTGCTGAAAACATTAGGAGAATAACAGGCGTTAATTTAGGTACGCTTGTCACACGATTTTTTAACCGTTAAAAATAAATATTATGCAGACAAATCTTAAAGAGGCTTTAAAATCAGCCGACACAGTAAAATCGCCATTAGGTGACATAGCTTGTTACTCAATGAATTTTGCGGAATTAGCCGCAGAAGTTGAAGTGCATTTAAATCCTGAAGGAACAAAAGTAAAATTTACATGGAAAGAATATGTTAAGTTAGCTCAAATAATTTGGGATAAAATTAAAGAAACATCTCAGGAATGTGCTGGGAAAACGATAGAAGTCAAAGTACCTCCTAAATTTTCCTTGATTTCCGCAGCTTTTTCACTTATCGGATTTCGTTTGTAAAGAAATAGGCGCAGAAGAATCGCTACCTTAGTGCCGAGGGGAGTAGATTAATTTCTATTCCCCTTAAAAATTAAAATTATGGACAAAAAAGAATTTTGTATATTTCTGGATGCTGGTCATGGTGGCATTAATCCTAAGGTGAAATTACCAAATGGATATACTACCTACCCATCAAAATGTAGCCAACACAATAATGGCACATTTCATTCCTACGGATGGTTTTTTGAAGGCGTGTTTAATCGAGCCGTTACCAATCTTATTGAAAATTATTTGAATGATTGGGGAATGACCACAATGAAGGTTTATGATGAAATTATAGATACGCCACTAAGCAAAAGAGTGCAAAAGGCAAACTTTGCAGCCAAAAACTTTAAAGGTTCAATATACCTAAGCATTCACGGAAATGCAGCTGAAAATAAAAGTGCTAGAGGTTGGGAGGCATTCACATCGCGCGGTCAAACCCAGTCGGATATTTATGCAGAATATTTATATAAAGAGGTTAAAAAATCCTATCCAAATTGGGTTTTTCGTTCTGATTCAAGTGATGGGGATATGGATAAAGAAGAAAGGTTTTACGTACTAACTAAAACCCTAATGCCTTCGGTATTATCTGAAAACGGTTTCTTTACTAATTTTCAAGATGCTAAAATGATGTTTGACCCATCATTCCAAAACACAATAGCAAGGTGCCATGCTAGAGCGGTTATTGATTATGCTGAATCATTGGGAGTAATTATGTTTTAAATGGAAAGGGCTAGACTTTTGCCTAACCCTCTTATTTACCACTAATTAACAAATTGCAAAATTAACCTAGTTTATAAATTTCTTTAGCAAAGTTAACGCCAAATCTTTAGTAGCGTCACCCATTGATTCCTTATAAATTTTGTACGCTATCGTTATCATCCTTCCTGGTTCCATACAATCCATCGGAGGTTTTTCGTCTTTCAATAATGGCTCCATGTAAAATTTCAAAAGGAATAATCTAGCCTGCGTACCTTCAGCATATCTGATAGGTTTCGGATACAATTTAGAAATTTTTTCAATTTCTTTCCATGTGGTAATTTCAATACCATCTATTATTTCAATTTTTCGTTTCATCTTTTCATATAATTTTTAGCCTGAATAGCAAGAGTAAAACAATCAATTTCATCTTGACTGATTTTAGCTGATTTAAAATCTGGTTCAAATTTGTAGCCTTCGCGTTCAAAGATTTTTAAAAACATTTCTTTACTCCATTTTTTGCCTTTTTGTTCGGGAGAAATATTGTAAGCTTCGCATCCATTGTCTTTAATCCATTCATAAGCTATTCGGGAGGCTCCCTGATTCATGCCTACATTTCGGGACAGACGGGACAAAATAGCCCTGTTTGTCGAATTATTAAAGGTGATGTTTTGAAGGCTACTATCTTCTACCATTACAACAGGATTAATTAAATTTTTCCAAAAAATAGAATCTTTTAAAAAATCCAAAAACCTTTTATACCTTTTAAATTCAACTTCTTTGTCTGGCATGATAAAACAAGCTGCCATTCCGTTTAGTCTTAATGCTGGGTCAACTCCAATAAATGTTCTCAATAAATTTTCGTTATTTCAATCAATTTTAATAAACTATTAATTTCAGCATTTTCGTATGTTTCAAACAATTCATGCTTAAAACAATAAGTACTTGTTTCAATGTTAAAAACTTGAGAAGCCCATTTAAAATTTAACCTATAAATTGCGCCTTCCAACTTGTATTTCTCCCTAAAAAATCTAAATGCCTGGGAGAATGTTGGAGCTAAACAAGCGCCTTTTATTTTTACTTGTTTATTTAGTCTTAATCCCCAAAGTTTACCATATATGTTGTAATTATCATAACAAGGCTCATTAAAACCCAATTCTTTAAGCGCTAAAGCCATTTCGTAGCTTACAAATTCTTTTTCCATAATTAAAATAATGATAATTGAAATGAAGTAATATTGCGTCTAAGTGGTTTCGGAAGATCTTCCGGAACATTCTTTATAATTGTCCTCCGTTTCCTCCTTCTTATAATTTTTGTTTCGTTTATGCCATACGCTTCTACGCCTTTATCGACAAAATTTATTTCCAAAAGATAACCAAAAACTATGATAGTTCCAACAAATAAAAACATTGTTATAAATTCCCCTCCCTCGTAATGTTCTTGTAATCCAAAGAATATTTCTATTAAAGCTACAATAGTCGCTCCTAATGCTATTTTAGGCGGGTAAATACTTCTACCTTTAGTGGGATTCAAAAAGTCCATAAAAACTACGGCAAAACGCCCTAATTGTAAAATACTGGCAGCAATGATAGCTAACCAAAAATCTATCGGGAGAAAGATAGCGGTTAAATATGCGTTGATGCCATACGTAAGGACAATCGTAGCCAGCATAATCGTAGGGATATTATCGCTAATGCTTTCAAAAGTCCATTTAAACTGCAAATTATTAAAATTCTTTTCCATTTGGTTCGTTGTTTTTTGTTGATGAAATTTATAAATTTTCAAGTTGTTTGTTTAACTTTTCTAAATGTGTCGTGTAATGTCTTATTGTTTCTTCTTTTAAGTAGTTAGCAAACATTGGCATGTCTAAAGATACATTATCTGTAGAGCATGAAGAAAAAGTTACAGTGTCTGCTTTAATTTGTTTTAAAGCTTTTAACATTGCTTCAATTTCTATTATATCAAAATAAATAGAAAGAATTAAGTTGTATTCATTTTCATTATTTTCCATTTGTTTTTTGTTTATAATAATTTAAGTTCTTGTTCTAGTTCCCATATTTCTTCACTCAATTCATGAAGACAATTTTTGACTACAATATCTACAAAATCTTTATCACAAACAATAAAAGTACTTTCATTATTTCCTTTGCCAAATCTAATGTCATGTGTTTTTTTAAATTTTAAATTATTTATTATTTCGTTATTCTTATCTATTTTTTGTAAAATATCAGAAACTCTTTTAGCGTCTTCTAAATTCATGATACTTGGTTTTTGTTGTTTAAAATTCGTTTATTCTCTTTTTTAACGGGAAATTATCCTTCTTAATCTGCCAGTATTCAGCCATTAACGATGCGCGGAATTTATAATCGGTGTCTGTATGATAGCCACTTTTATACACACATTTGCAGATTGATTCGTACAATTTAATTCCTTTAATCTTGTAATTTGCTTTTTTGCAGGCAGCATACCTACCAGAATTTAAAACGCTAGCCCAAAGTTTCATACCTTCTTCGGTGTTGGCTGCCTTCATGAATTTAGCGCGGATATACTTGTCCTTACCTCTGATAACTTCCCGTGTTTTATATGTCACTGATTGTTGGCCTTTAAGAGCTTTAACGCCTCCAGCATTTGCGTGTTTACGCCATAATTCAGTTTCAATTCCTGCACTGGTAGCCTCAATGATAAAGAAGCTATAAATCATAGAAATAGGGAAATCAGTCAATAAATGTACGTTCATAAGCATACTTTCATAGCAATATGCGATATAGATACGACGTAATTTTGACTTATCAACTCCTTTTAAATTCCTGAAACCTTTACCTTCTAATGTTTGGCGTAATTGTTCACCAGATAATTTACGAACTTCCCAACCGTAGGAGCGAGATCCGTATGCTTCTTCATCTATCTCTTTGCTTTCTTCCTTTGCAGGGAATGTCAGGGTAGTAATTTTGTGAACGTAAACCGTATCGCGTTCAATAATTGGTACGAATGAGGTATAGTTGTATTGAGTATTTATTGGGGAATAAATCAACCCAACAACAAAAGCAATTCCAATACCTGTAGCTACCTGATATGGCAGCCGCTTATTTTGTGGTACGTAGGTTTCAATAATTGGTTCTTTCATGACTATTAAATTAAAGGTTCTGCGTAAAAATATCCACCGTCGTATTCGATTGTTTCGTCTCCTTGTTCTGCAATTACATTGCCATCACAGTCGCGAACACGTCCACCGTAAACAAATTCATCCTCTGGAAAATAATCTTCATTTCGCATTTTAGAGTAAACCTTCTCAACTGCATGTCTTTTTGAGGAAGCTCCTACTTCTTCGTATAAATCCTGATACCTTTTGGCGTTGCCAAAATACATTACTGTAAAAATCGTTGTCATTTGTTTTGTTTTTAATGGTAAATAATGGAGAGGGATTAAACTCCCTCTCTTTTCTTTTTTTAGTTTTCATCCATAAATTGATGAAACAGATTTTCAAATTCGTTCCATCCTGCCATTGTCATATATTCTATTTTATATTTTTTTTCGCTTTCTTTTATAACCCTAGCCTCGCAAAAAATTGAACCATCTTGATTAATCATATAAATACCA